CCGTTAGCCACGATGTTTCATTGAACTCTCTTGCGACTGTATCAAGGTGATGTGCGGACTGCATATAATCGTTAGCCTGTTCGCCGCCTATCATGCGCTTCGGTGGATTCTTGTAGATCATATTCCTGGCGCGGGCGAAACGTGGCACGATCTTCTGTGGAAAAGGCGGCACTTGTTCTAATGTGGAAGGAGAGAACCATTGCTCAATATGCTGATCCACGTTTGTGTGATAATAGAAATCCAAAGCGGTTTCACGCTCTGCATTTTCTTTTTCTTCAAATCCTTTTTGCGCCCGGCGAATAGATTCAAGGACGATCTGCTCGGAATGATTCGGAAGGACTACGTCGTTTACTGTCATCATGCTTTGAACATCCAATCTTTATATAAATCAGGTCGCAATTGTGCATTGCGTAAATTCTTTTTTATTTGTCTAACATTCTTTTTATCCAATTGCCATCCGTACATCCACAGCCCAATAAATACTATATTGAACATGAGACTGATGCCGAAGATGAAGCCTACCATGCTTGAGATGTTGCAATATTCCGATTAATGGACCACTTGTATGAAATCACATACGAGCAAGCATCCAACGCATGGGTAAGAGTAATATCTGAAGTCTTATCAATCCCGCCACGCTTATCACGCTGTACCTGTTCAAGGTCTTTGATTAGATATGTACACTTGGGATCAACGGTCATCCCTACACTACCATTGGCATCAACCAATTTGCGGTTCAATGCGTTCAGTCGATCTATATGTGAAGGATGTGCTTTTTTTGCTCTTACTGTATATCCATAATCTCGAAGGATAGTATGATCGCTACGGTGTGAGGTCGTGCTTCTGGCACTACCCGCCGGGTCGGGATAGATCATAATAACTTCAGGCCATTTCTTTCGCATAGCCTTCGCCATTGATTCCGTATTGGAATTACTTTGCCTGATCTCATCGAAGTAATGCACAGTTCCATCAGTATATTCACAAGCAATGACGGCGGTCATATAATCGACGTTCATGTCCATTCCTATCCATCGGTTCTGTGCGAGTTCGTCTGCCTTCTTGACGTGTATATCCCTATCGAAGTTGTAAGCCGCACGATTGCCGGTTGTCTCGAATGAACTTTCCATCTCCTGGCGGTATAATCTCCCGTCCATATTAGCTTTGATTCGTTTAATTTCATCTTCCTCAACGAATCCGCCTTCAATAGTCTTGAATTTCCATGACTTCCAATCAGGATCAGATTGCCCTTTCATATAAAGATCATACATTGCGTTATATCCAGAGGGAGTTCCGATGAACATGGCTTGACCCTGGGATGTGGCTAACATAGGTAAGATGATTTCTTCCCAGACGTGCGGTTTGAAATAGGCATATTCATCCAAGATAACCTTATTGATTCCTGCCCCACGTAAACTGTCCTCATTATCCGCACCCTTGATGGAGATTGTCGCCCCGTTGGTTAAAGTAACCGACAATTCTGATTCGTTGATCTTGGCTTCGGAGTGATGACGAAAGAGTTGTCTCAATACAGGCCATGCTATCATCTTCCCCTGCCTGTATGTCGGTGCTATGTACCACAGGGAATTGTTCTCCATAATTTCTTCCGAAAGCAGCCACATGATAGCCAGATGTGTTTTCCCCCATCGTTATCGACGACCCGCTACGATTACTTTGAATCGATGTTGGTCGTTGATTATCTCCTTTCTTACTGCGTTTCTTTGCCACTTCAATCTTCAAATTCAAACACCTTGATAGGATCAGATTTAACCGTTGTCTCCCTAAACTCGGTTGGTTTGCCTTCCACTCGGTTCATATATATTTCGGCAGCCTTTAACGATCCATTCTCTGCCATACTTAATACTTTATTCAGAATCTTTTCTTTCCTCGTCTTGCCTTTATCATCCTCTGTATCAGCAAGTTCTTTGAATAGGTCTGCCATAGCACCGTGTCTGCCATTTGGATTAGCATTGTTACCTTCTTTAAATCGATTGCCAACCTTATTTCCTTTGGCGAATTGACCGTTTGACCGTTGATTTACCGTTGTTTTATTCATTGTCAACTAATGCCATCACTTTGGTCCATATCTACCATAATCGGTATCGTGGAATCCCGTGCCTTTGAGTATGAATGATATTGTTGATATAATTTTATCTGTGCGGAATGAGTCGCACTTCGGACATTGTTCGTCTGATTCATCGTCCATAGGTCGGAGCGTTTCCCATACCCACAAACAATGATTGCATTTGAAGTCGTATCGTATCATCTATCGCGATAGAGGTACGCCCATTATTCCTGTTTACCGCCTGTCATTTGTCTGATTTGCCAGAAATGCGGGTAGGGCAATGAGACACCCCTCTACCTTATTAGGGTAGTTTAAACGGTCTGGAAGTGTTTACAGGCGCGGTGGAAGGCTTGGGATGCGGCCTGTGGGGACATACCTTTGAGGTCTGCTATCCCCGAAAATGAGAAGCCCTGTATGGTGTGCATATATACTATATCTCTCTGTAAATCAGATAGTTGCGGCCATGCAGATTCGGTATCTTTTGCAAAATTCATTTCATCGGAATCGTATTGATCCTTATGATATAAATATTCTACGGCTAATTTGAAAACGTTTAATCTTTTGATCGCTTTTTCAGTTTGTTCCGCCGCTTCTAAATTATAGCCTTGATCCATTATTTAAAATATCTATCATAGATTTCACGGAAAAAGGCACTTAACATCACCAATCCAAAGGCAAATAACGCCAATCCTACACCCAGACATAAGATAGATCCTGATATTTTTACGATTGCATCAATCAAAACGGCAATCCATCATCTGTTTTAGGTTTGAAATCGTTTTTATAAGCGTAATGTGTCGCTCCTTTTTCAGACGGTTCCCGGCGTTTAGCTATGGTAAGGTTCACCCATCCACTTGGCTCGGCTATTTCAACCAATTCATCCACGTTTAAGGCGACATTTAACAGGCTTCCGCCATCGTCAAACGTCTTTTCAACTATCTTACATTTATTGATGTACTGTTTTTCTGGCATCTTTGCTTTCCTTTCGTTTGTTTGTGCTTTTTCATTCAAAATTAATTGCCTGGATATGTGAGTCAAACACATTAGATAACTGTATTTTCTTCTTCTCTGGCATCTTTACGCTCACGTCTTTTCTTGGCTTTATACTCTGCAATTTCTTTTCGCTTGAGTATCTTGATCCGTTTTCTTTGTTTTGCTTTTTTATTTGGCATAATTCACTTTCTAATTCTTTGAGGTCATGGCAGCATTCTCCGGCCAACGTCTTTTTCGTTGTCAACTATAAAGAGACAATCGTTATACACTTTTGACCTCAAGTTTCAATTTGTAAATATCTTCTAATAATTCCCTCACATCCTCAACGTGATCTGAACAGGCATAGGCAAGCGTAATCGTTTCCCCATCCTTCACGTCTGTAAATTCATAATCAGCCCGGTTAAGGCATGAACCTTTTTTGCATATCTTCGGGTAAAGTTTATCCACTTTCATTTCGGCACACTTCTTAAGAGGATTCTTCTTTCTTCTACATTCTTTGCCCCGGCCAGACTCCGGGAATATGCCCCACAATTATTACAGTTATACGATTTGTAACGATTCGCTACCGTGGTATAATAAGAGCCTTTTGCTTTGATGTCATCTGATCCGCACGTAGGGCAAACTTGCTTGTCTGTATCCATATATACACCCAAGTTCGGGTGCGACTTAATCCACGGTCTAAATTCCAGATACACATCTTCCAATAGGAATACATCTTCCTTATTATATTTTTCCATATACTTCAACGATTTAGGATCACCCCTTAAACAGGCTTTCCATAGTTCGAAATCTGTTTTTAACTTGCCTTTTCTTTCGGTAAGTGTCTGCACAAGGAAATCAAGTTTGTTAGAACTCATGGCGAAAATACGTTTAGATACTTTTAATGTATCTATCGATTGGTAAGGCGAAGGCGGTCCTATCTTATTTAAGATATACCTTGTGTTTAATTTCTTAATATCAAAATTGTCCCCGTTCTGGGCGATAAGAATATCCGCTTCGTCCATCAGTTTCCATATCCCTTGTAAAACCCTACTGTCATCCCTGTCGATGGCTTCTTCGGGCGTTTGAATGTCTGACCTTACCGTTGAATCGCATAGCCATTTCGCTGCCCAAGATATGACGTTCCAATCCTTGATGATATTATCTGGCTGAATATATTTATTGCCAATTAAAGACCACACAAACACTTCCATTGGAGCGGTTTCTATATCAAATAATAATATTTTAGGTGCATCAACTGGCGAATCCATCGGAACCGAAAACCTCCGCCCGCAACTATTGCACTTGTATCTTTGTAGGTTTCGTTCTAACGAATTTGAAAATCTAACGCCATGTTTAATTGAGAATGTAGAATTACATTTCGGGCAAATCGCTTTCATGGCTTTCCTTTGGTATGTGGATTTTCTTAAAAAATGTATTAGGTATTGATTCGATAGGAATGGGGATATTCAAGGTAGTTCCGTATCCCTTTGTTGATATTATGTATTTACCGGTGTATCTTTTTTTAAAATATTCTGGGAGCCAACTTTTAAATTTTTTATATTTAATATCGTAAAAATATTCTGGCTTTTCATCTACGCAAATAACATAATGAAGCCTATCTGCTTGACATTCATAAAACCATCCGTGATTATTTGTGGATATGTCCTGTATTAATTCAATCAGAATATCGGGAAATTCATTAAATCTATATTTCAATTCTACCTTTATTTTCTTTTCTTTGTATATCAATAAAACATCTTTTTCTTTGTCCGATACCGTCCAATCACAAAAACAGCCACTATTTTCATAGAACTTTCCCATAAATTTGTTCATCTTATTTTCAAGGTTGAAATATTCTTGGGTTTCTTTATTCAAGTTCACTTCCCCACGTACTCCATCCCTCAATATTCTTTCTCGCAAACAATTCTATCCTGTCTCCTTTTGGATAAAGTTTATCAATCAAACTTCTAAAATATTCTGGCTTTTCGCTATGTTTGTTCGTTCTTTCAATAGATATTACTGAATCGTGTAGTTTTTTTACATCCGGCGTTGAACTTCCTATACCGCCAATAAGTAAAAACTCATGTCTTACGGAATTATAGTTTCCGTAATTGTGTTTTATTTTATCCCATACAAAAGATGTCTTATAATCGAATCCCCACGCCCTTAATACTTCCAATCCTTCCGGCAACTTCGGACTTGTAACCCATAAAAACAAAACACAGTCCGGCATACAAACTTCTTTAATTGGAAGGTCACACAATTCAGATTGATCCATAGTTGAATAATGACTTCTCGCGTGTCCGAATTTGTCTTGATAGTCTGAACCATATTTCCAGGGAGGGTCGGCATATATTATTTTATATTTACCTTCAAGTCTTGGTGTCTCGGTTGTTTCTACTCTTTCCTGTCTATCTAAATTCTTTTTGAAATTTAAAATTCCAGAAGTTGATAATTCTTTTTGAACCGATAAAAAATTCTCGAACTTTTCTTCCGGGATTGATGCAATTTTCTGCCACTTTGACGATTGATCTCTTGAAATACCCATATCAATAAGTGTCGTACCCTTCGACACTTCTACAGGTCTTCCTTCTTCTGGCTTCCTTATCGTTTCCTTGAGCAATTCCCCGGCTCTCCGTTCAGCGCGAAGTTTAATTTCTTCTGCTTTGCGTATTACTTCCGGGGACTCTTTTGCCTGTCTTAAGGCATATCGGTATGCTTCCGCTTTATTGCGGATCAATGTTATTTCATCAACCGAATGACACTCCGCCACAGCCGTTCTCATTGTATCCCATTTAATTAATTTATTTTCCACGTATTTCCTCTAACAATTCTTCAAGGTCGAAGTTTTTAAATTTGCGGATTGTCTTGTGCCGCCTTCGCAATTCGTCAAACTTATCCTGTCCGAATTTGTCGATGTACCATTTGAAGTAAGGCCATTGATCGGAGCCATGTGAATAATTACACGGCCAACATTGTGTGTGGCAATTGCCGTCATCGGATATGTCCCACCTGGTTGAATAGTTTTTCCGTGTGAAGATATGACCATTATTGAGGCGTTCCGTAGTTCCGCATTGAACGCAATATCCGTCTCTATCTCTGATATATTGTGAAACGGCTTTATCAAGGTTTCGGACTAATGTTTTTCGGCTTGGTTTCTTGGACATATTTTTCCAATGCTTTTATGTATTCTTTTTTATATTGTCTTATCTCTGGCTCTGGCAGTCCGTCAATAATTGCGTTGATCCAACGGCGGTCCAAATCATCTACTTCTTCTTTGTGCATTTCGGGCAGTCCTCTCTTTTTTTGCCAATGGTGGGATAATCAAGATAATAATCAGTCTCTCCGTGTACGCCGGAGTTTGGCGGTTCCCACGCAATACCGCATTTGGTACAAACTTTCACAATCATATCGGTTCTCGTTCGTTCTTCTCCTGTTTTGGTCTGTTTATAAAGTGGGATCTGGCCATTGTGGAATGTGGCAAGTTCGATATATTGATCCACGACACTCATACAATCGCCCGTTCAAGATGCATTTCTTCGATAGGTCTTAAACTTTCGCGACATTCCGGGCATACCGCCACCACACCTTTTCTTGTTTTACGTTGGCCGTGACCATTAGGACAGGCAATTATGATGTCGGTGGATTTCTTTGCATCGGCTTTCGTTGAACCTGGACGGTCTTTATACCATTCGGATCGGCAGCAATTACTGAAAGCGGATTCGTATTTTTTATATTTTTTCCCTGTGGCATCCAACCAATCCACAAAAGAATCGTAATAAAATTGAATATTTAAGGTGGGATGTTTTTTAGAATAGGCTGATAGATTGGATTTGATTGTTTCTAATTGCTCTTTTTTGCCCTCTTTATCTTTAACCTTGACCATATCCATATCCATATCCATATCCATAGGGCCTTGTAAGCCCCTTGTAAGCCCCTTATATAGTTTATATTTTGTTAAAATTTTAATAACAGAGTTGTGCGCTCTGTTTGTTTCGTTCAGTTCTCCATATTGATAATCGATAAATTTTGGAACAAACCATTTGCCAGGTTTGAACGGAACGATCTTGCGATTAAATACATTTAATATTTCTGATTCATCAAGTTCTACCTTTAGTTGAAAAGATGCTCTTTCAACATCAACGTCCCATATTCCGGCATGGTCACAATCTGTTAGCAAGTAGATCCAAAACAGTTTCATATTAGGATCAAGCTGCCTAATCCATTTTTTTCTAAATAATCCGGTGTCGATGAATCGCTTTGCCACTAAATCCAACCGTTAGCAAACGCCCGGAGGATCTGGAATAGCATGAACCACATAAAGAGTTTCATGAATCCGTATATAAAGCGGTCAAATGAGTTTTCCTGTTTGCGGATGTATCTGTGATACTTCATTTGTCTTTTCCTTTGGTTTAATTTCGGTGATGGTCCAATTACGAGATTCGTAACGGCGATAAAGTTTGGTGAAATGGCCGGCGGCATATTCAACCTGGTCATCAGGGACCATGTGAAGATATGCCAGACTTTCAAATGGGGGAACGAAGGAATAAACCCGTATGTTTAAAATTTCGGGTGTTATTATTGCCCCACCATATTCGTAAATATTATTCTCAATGGAAGTTATGCGGTAATCAGAGGTGTTCCGAGACACCCCCTCCGCCTTATTGACGGTTTTCATTGGCTTGGTTTTTCGTTATGTGGATGAGGATGTTCACAGTTCTTTATAAATCTCCCTGGTTACATCAATACATTTCTGCGTGTCTGCGATTTCCTCTGTCATTCGATCAAGAGTGTGGATCATTTGGTCGAAGTCGTTTTCAAGTCGTTTTGTGATTCGTGCCAAATCTTCCGCAATTCTGCTAATAGATCGCGAAGTTGTTTGACCGATAAATGATTCACCTTCGGACGATCTCCGAGTAATCTCTCCTTGATGTGAATTGTCTTTTGCCATCCCATCAGATTTTGAGCCTTTGCGAAACTTTGAATTAGATCGTACCATTCTTTATTTCTCCAATCCATTCGCTTTTTCTATTATTTGAGTAAGCATATCAATCGTTGCCGTTGCCGATTCTTTGGAGTGTCCTTGCGGCTCTGACAGCCATCCTTCAGCCGATATTCGTTGTGTATCGGTTAGATGATGGGATTTGATTAATTCATATATTTTCTTTCTCTGGGGATTGGTCATTAATGGCTTTGGTTTTTCTGATTCACCAAGTGGTAAATCTTCTCCGGCATATATATACAAGCCCAATCCGTGCAAACTGATCGCTTTAGTTAAACATCTCATTATTGATGTATTGATTTCAAAAGCAGTAGGTGTTTTTATTGTGTTGTTTCTGTTATCTAAAACGGGGTGTATTTGTGTCATTTCAACACCTTCAGCAATTACAGTTACTTTTACAAAACAACCAGATTCAGTTTGTTGATATGGTTGTTCGTTTCCTTCTGTTCCCCATTCATGTATGATCCAATAAGCCTCTGGTGAAACTTTTTTTAATTCAGATACAGCCCAAGACCAAGATAAATATGTAAACTTTCCTTTTTTCTCGGTGTATTTAGATACATTTATTTGACTTAATATTTCAAATAAACTTTCTTTTTTTACAGGCATATTATTCCTCTTTGTTTAATCGTTTAAGTTCAACTGCGGATCGTACATCATCCGTAACCGATACCACCTTTTTATATTTACCATCTTTCAACGGCGGATAACATTTATGAGCATGGTTTACCGTCCACCTATCGCCCGCCTTAACAATTGTATCGACCAATTCAGCGATGGAAAACTCAACCGGCTTTTTGCCCTTCGTATCGCCGAAAGGTGTGTCGTATTCGATGATGGCTCTATATGTAACTTTAGCCAATTACTTCCTCCGTTACATCTTCACCGCAATCTTCACAGACCAATATTGATTCGCCTTCCAACTTTTCCGTCAAGACGGTTTTATGCGGACATCCATATTCATCATTTTTTAATTCTTCGTAATATTTATCCGCTTCAATCCAGTTCTTTCGTTCTGCCATTTCTAAAAAATATTCACCTGTTCTGCTCATGGTTTTATTCCTCTTATCAATTTGTATTTGTTAAGGTGAAATCATTTAAAGCACTTTCGGGAATCCGATAAGATTCGTCCTTTAACCTTAACGCTTTAATTTTTTTATCGTGTATCATTCGGCGAACCGTTGCCGGGTGAACCCGTAAATAATTCGCTACTTCTGAAACCTTGAAATATTGTTTTTCTATCATGATTGTTTTGTAAATTCTGTCCTAAATGTTTAATAATGTTTCATTAATTACATGACAATATACAAGGTAACATGACAAATGTCAAGATATGAAGTTGAAAATTTTATTCTTTTCCTAAAAAAGAAGTACCGCCTAAAAAAAGAGGGGTCTGTTGCCGAGCATCTTGGTATATCGAGACAGCAATTATCTCATTGGAAAAACATGGGGTATGTTCCGGGCAAACATTTAAAAAATGAAGATTACGGATATGACAATTTTCAAGATGAAAAGTTGTCAATGCCCGCGGAGAAAGGAAACCTGCCGGTTGTGGGTGTTGCCCAGGCCGGCCCCGGTATATTTTCGCTTGACGGAGACTATCCCGCCGGTGCTGCGGATGAATATATCTCCCGCCCTCACGGCATTAAGGATGTCGATGCCTTCGGAATAATAGTAAAAGACCGATCCATGATACCCGCCTTTCGTCCCCAACAAAGAGTGGTGGTGTCCCCCAATGTTCCGGTGGAAAATTCTGATCGTGTGGTGGTGGGTTTAAAGGATGGCCGGAAACTCGTGGCGGAATGGCGAAAACTGGATGGCCATATAGAATTGATAAAATATAATGGGGACAATATCAAGGTGGAATTTTCAGAAGTTGAGTTCGTCTATAAAATAGTGTGGATTCGTGAATTGTGAGCCGTCTGAAAAAACGGGGAAAATATTATTATTACCGTAACGGTTACGAATATTTCAGTCTAAAGACAGAAGTGAAATCCAGGGCGGAAATCATCCGCAAAAAACTGGACGAAGATAGAGAATTGTCCCGCTTCGGCATCTTTACCCCCTCCGATATTTCCGTCAAAACCTTGAAAAATGAATGGATTCAATTCATTAAACACGATAAAACAGATTCGTGGTGGAAATCGAACCTCCATAAAATAGATTTATTCATCAAAATTTACGGCGAAAGACCGGTGGCTTCCATCCACGCCAGGGATATAAATTTATGGATCGGCAGCCTTAAAAAAGACCATGCGCCCAATACGGTGCTGAACTACCTTAAACCTATCCGCCAGATGCTTAAATTTGCCGTTTCTAATGGGTATATTGACCGCAATCCTATGAAGTCGGCACAACTACCGATAGCGAAGGAAAAACGCCGTTTTAAGGCGATTCCAAAAGACATATTATTTAAGATATTTGCCAATGAAAATATTGAATTAAAACACCGCCAATTTTGGATGCTTTGTTATTTCACCGGATTGGATTCCGGCGATGCGGGAATGCTGATAAAAAAGGATGTGAGAAATGGCGTAATTCAGTTGGAAAGAGATAAATCAAACGTCCCGGTACAGATCCCGCTTCATTCTAAACTTGATTTTAATATATTTGAAACAATGCCAACTCGCAGCAATCGAGGTTGGTCCTCGAAATTGATTAAAAGAGAATTAAAAAAATACGATATTCATGGATCAATAAAGAATTTAAGGGCATCCTTTATCTCACATCTTCACGATCTCGGCCTGGGAATGTCCGATATTAAGGTTGCTGTAGGCCATACATCAGAGAAAATGACTGCCCATTATACCACGAAACAATTGGAAATGGTCAAAAATAACATTGAAAAACTCTGACAAATATAATACAAATTTTTCTAAACGCTGATATTGCGTATCATATTCGGCCTGTCAAGCCGGAGGTCGCGAGTTCGAGTCTCGTCGGTCCCGCTTCTCGATGAAGCCCGTTTATCGTCAGTAAAATGGCCTTGACGGGCTTTGTATTTATCGAACTACAGATGACAATATTATAGATTATAAACATTATTATATTACAAATATAGTACAAAATTAGTACAAAACACCGGCGGTCTATTGCTTGCTATTGATTCTGCCCTTCAAATATGAGAGGTCATCTGTCACATCGTTTAATTCTTTTACAATATCTTCGCGATGCCTTTGGGAAGTTTCATCGGATCGGTTCCATCTTTCAATAAGTTTTATTACAATGCCTTCCACGTTTTCTATGGTTGATTCCATCTTGGCAATGGCTTGCCGTATCTGGTCTAAATCATCGGTCTGGTCTTTTTGGCTTTTGATTAAATTCAAGATCATATAAGCGAATAAACTACAAACAACACCGATTGCGCCATACTCGGCATAGACCTTCATCATGGTTTATTTCTCAATCTTGTTCCATTTACAAATACTTTATCTACATCGTATCCCGTTTCTTTAATTAGTTCAATAGTCTGTTTTAAGTGTGGATTTGTTTTGTAATCTTTATTTACAGCGACCTTAACAATTTGGTTTTTAATATCTACAAAGACACTTTTTTCATCCGTAAACGGTAATTTGCCTATTCCTTTATTCAGCCCGTGAGCGCAAAAGGAACATACCAGGCCATTGACCTTGAAGGTTAAAGTGTCCTGTCCAAACACGCCAATCGTTAATAAGACTAAAATGGTCGTATATAACTTTTTCACTTCTCTATCTCAACGCTCATGTGCGTAATATTCTACTCATGTGAGTAACATTCTACTCATTAATTCTTTTTCCTGTCGTTTACCTGTCTTACCTCGAAATGTGTCTCACCTTGCTCCACATTTCCACCACGTCTGCCTTCATCGTTTTTTGTGTTAACCTGGCGACGTACAC